TTTGGCCAGGACAATATGTATCCAGAGCTACTCAATCAAATGGTGTTCAGCTCGCCACTTCATGGTGCCATCGTGGACTACAAGACCAATGCTGTCATTGGTGGTGGCTTCGACATCAAAGTTGAGGGCGCAACAGCCAAGGATTTGCTTGACCTCTACACATTCGAGAAGAAAGTCAACATCAAAAAGATTGCAAGAGCAGTCACCGAGCAGTTGATTGTGCACAATCGTGTGTACTTTCGCCTGGTGTTTGATGAAAAAATGAAGCTCAAGAGAGCTCACAACGTATCGCCAGAGAAGGTGAGACGTGGTCGTCAACCAAATCAGTACTTCATCTGTGAGGATTGGTCGGCTCGAATCAATGTCCAAGAAATTAAGAGACACCATCCGACTTGCACTGACACAGAACAGTTGTTCGTTTATGAGGTTGAGACACTTGGTCAAGATTGGTATCCGCTTCCAAAGTACAGCTCTGCACTTAACTTTGCATTTTTGAGTGGTGAGCTTTCGTATTTTGCCAAGAGCAACATTCAGAACAGCATCTTCCCATCTTTTGCGATCATGTTCCCTAAACGTCCGCAATCTGAAGAGGAAAAAAACGTACTGAGAAACACAATCGACAAGCTTAAGGGAGCCGCCAACTCAGGCAAGACTGCCGCATTTTTTGCTAACTCAGCTGACCAGCTTCCAAAGATTGAGAGCATTCCAACCAACTCGAATGACAAACTCTTCCAGGAAGCAAGTGGATTGAACACTGAGCAAATTTGTTTTGCCCATACCATCGACCCGATACTCATGGGTGTGCGCACCACAGGCTCACTCGGTTCAGGTTCTGATATCAAACAAGCATACGTCATCTTTGAAAAGAATGTCGTGATGCCACTCAGAGAGCAAGTGCAAGATATCTTCAACGAAATACTTCACATCGCCAAGTTGAGCGTGGCAGAGTTTGCCATCAACAACTTCCAAATTATCAATGAGACGATTGTTGAAATCGATGGAGATGCTTCCAAGACACAAGATGCACTCAATGCAATGAGTCCATTGGTGGCAACCAAGGTCCTCGAGCAAATGACTGTTAATGAGGTCAGAGCACTCGCATCACTTTCACCAATTGAAGGCGGTGATGTAACTCAATCACAAGCCGCTGCTTTAGCACAACCACAAACACCACAATTCTGATGTTGTACTTTATCACTGAAAACTATCTCAAGACCAACACACCCATCACAGCAAATGTGGATGTGACTGATGTGTTCCCATATGTTGCAACTCAAGCACAGCTCAGAGTGATGCCGATACTTGGTACCGTATTCTACAACCATTTGCTTGAGGCATATAATGACCAAACACTTACACCTGAGGAAGAGACACTTGTCACATTCATTCAACCTGTCATTGCATGGCGCTCGGCTGAGGATGCTGTATTTGGGTTGACATATCAGCTCAAGAACAAAGGACTCCAAACTCAATTTGGTGACAACTCCTCCAGTGTTAGCCGCTCTGAGGTCGCATTCGGCATGGAACACTATGCTCAAAAGGCTTCATTCTTTGAGATGCGCCTCATCAGATACCTGGTCAAGAACCGAGCTGAATATCCTATCTTCATCAGCCATGAGAATCGTGACACTGACCTTCGACCACAAATCGAATGCAATCAGTGCATCGGTGATTGCTTCATGGATGGTACATGGAATTGTGGATATCCACGCAACAACGGATACAACAATCAAATTCTCGTCATCTGATGAAACACACTACACTCGCAATCTTCGCATCATTGTTCACAGTACTCGCCCCGGTTCAGCCATTGGTATTGGTTGCCATCCTCGCCATATTCATTGACACCATTTTCGGAGTTTGGCGCTCAGTTAAAAAAAATGGATGGACATCATTTAAATCACGCAGATTGAGCGATACACTCGGCAAGGCTGCCTTGTATTCGGGTGGCATTGTGTTCACCTTCCTCATTGAGAAGTTCATTGCTGGTGACATCATCGCCAACTTCATTGCTGTTGAATTAATCATGACTAAATTTGTTGCGTTCTTTTGCGTAGTGGTTGAGGTTAAGAGCATCAATGAATCATATGAAAGCGTAACAGGAAAAAACATCCTCGCAGCAATGCGCAAATTTGTAACACGATCCAAAGCAGAACTTGACAACTGGAAGTAATGGTCAGAAAGTACACCGACAAAGAACTCCTTGAGAGAGTCAAATCAATTGACAATTATATCGGTGTGCCATCGGGTCATTGGATTCTTGGTGTACGATCTAATGAGGACACAGTAAACAAATTTGATGACAAATTCTATCTATTCAGAGGTGAGCTTTTCATCGAGGTGTCATCTGGCACAACTAATCCTGGACAACCAACACTCAAGCAGTTCGAAAAGGTGAACAAAGCTGGTGCCGCTGTGCTCAAATCAGAGCAGTGGTACTATGATGTGTGGAAGTATGGCAGACATCAAGGTAAAGTGGAAGCACTCCTCCAGCTCGGTACTCCAGTGCAAGTGTATAGAGATACCGACAAGGATGACAAGTCAGAAGAGCAAGGAAAGCTCGACACTGGATACTTCGGCATCAACTTCCATCCCAACACATACAACTTCAACAAGCCATCAGGTACCAATATCGGATGGTGGTCAGCTGGTTGCCAGGTGTTAAACGATGTAAACAAATACAAGACATTCATTCGCCTCTGCAAAACGCAGAAGTTCACTTCATACTGTCTCATCAATGAATTTTAAAGTCACTATTCTGTCGCTAATTGTGACAATATTTGCGACATCTTGTGGTGTGAACTACCACATCCGCAAAGCAATCAAGAAAGGATACAAGTGTGAGGAGGTCGGTGATACCATCCGCATCACAACTATCGACTCATTTCCTGTCATCAGAGACAATCAAATTGTGTATGAGAGGTATTACACCACCAAGGATACAATCATTCAATACAAGACATCCTATGTGCCTCAGACAAGGTGGAAAACTCGCATTGAATACAAGCTCAAGCGTGACACCATTCGCCAAGTGCAGAAGGTTGAGGTGGCAAAGTATAAATCACAAAAAGAAAAGCCTATATTTTGGGTGCTGATTCTTGGCTTTGTCATAGGAATGGGAACCATGTACCTCTTCAGGTACTCCAACATCAATAAATGATAGTAAAAAAACACGCAAAAAACATCCACGAGATACAAATGGATGGCAAACAGGTCAAGATTGCCATGCTTTCTGACCTTCACTGGGACAATCCAAAATGTGATTGGGATATTCTCAAGAGAGACCTCGACTATTGTGTTGAGCACAACATTCCAATCATGGTAAATGGCGATTTTTTCTGCCTCATGCAAGGAAAAGGTGATCGCAGAGGTAACAAATCGGACATCCGACCTGAACACAATAATGCCAAGTACCTGGATAGCATCGTTGAAACAGCTGTCGAATGGTGGTCACCATACGCTCACCTGTTAACTGTCATCGGTTATGGTAATCATGAGACCGCAATCATCAAGTATCAAGAGACCGACATCCTTCAGCGATTCGTTGACCTCCTGAACTACCGAAATGGCACTCAAGTGTTCACCGGTGGATATGGTGGTTGGATAATAGTGCGCCAAATCTTTGACGTCAATGTACAATCATCATTCAAAATCAAGTACTTCCATGGCTCAGGTGGTGGTGGTGTAGTTACCAAGGGAGCATTGAACCTAACCAGGGCGCTTGAGATGTATGAAGACTTCGATGTGTTCACGATGGGTCACATTCATGAGAACGCTGCCCGAAATGATGTCAGAGATACCGTCTCATATCACAGCAAAACAGGATACCGCCACGAGCATAAGGATATTCACTTAATGCTCACAGGTACATATAAGGAAGAGTACGGAGATGGCTCCAAAGGTTGGCACGTTGAACGTGGTGCGCCTGTTAAACCGACAGGAGGTCGCATCTTGATGTTCGAATCAGCTCGAATTGAGAAAAATGGTCAGAAAAAACTTTACAAAAATATCGATAGTATCAAATTTCCTTTGTAAATTCGAGAGTTCATAATTGTTTTGGGGGTGGAGACACCCCTTTTTTTGACTTATTTTGTGCATAGATGAAAAAAAATGTGAAAAAAGTTTTGCAGATATGAAACTTATATGTAATTTCACCGTATCAAATCGAAAACAAATATGAACAAAGAACAAATCATCGAACTAATCAAAAGCCAAGAGGCTGAGATGTATCAAGAACTACTCGATATGCGTGAGCGCTTTGGCGCTGATGACCGAGGAACACGCTTCGCAGCTGCGCAATGGGCTGCAATTAATAACCTTTTAGAACAAATACAAGATGAAGAGAATCATTAACGAATGGAAGTACCTCGATGGCGAGGATAAAGCCTTTTTTGGTTATGGTGGATTGATATTGTTTGGTGCAGTATTGCTCTTTTGGTTGGTGTCAACAGTGAAACCACCTGTGCAAGATCACCATCCAATCGATTACCAAACGTATCAAGAGGCAAGCTATGAACTTTCGAAATCTTATTACAAATACGCTCAAAGAATCTACAATGAAAAATACGGAAAATAAATTTTGGTTTGCGGAGGAGTCATCCAATGCTTCAGCCAACAGGATCATCGTTGATGTGTTCAATCGCTATGATGATGAGCATATCGGCACAATAGAACTAATTTATAACTATGATAAAAACAACAACAATGAAACATGGACAATTGAATCAGCAGAGTGGCACCAGGACCTCACCCTTGAGCAGTGCGATGAAGCAATGCAAGAACTTACTGACAACGCAACCGAGAACTTCCACGAGTTCTGCTATGAATGTTACAACTACGACCCGAGAGATGATGAAGATTGGTGGTTCGTTTAACACCTACCAATTCAATCGGTTTTGGACTACGTTCGACCACGATCTTTACAACAGAATTTGTGAAATAAAAATGCAAGAGATATGAGTTGCCAACCATTAAAAAAAATAAATCAACAAAAAAAAGTTAAAAAGTATATGCCTACAAAATGCAATGAAAATAGATTAATAGAACCAGCTAAAAAATTCTTACTTGAATATATGA